TTAAGAGGCGAGTTGAGCAGTATTCATTACTGTTTGACTTTGCTGATAGCTTAAAACATCAGCCTTTTTATAAGATACGCAGCGACCTACCTTGGTGTAAGGAATCCCACCACCCACACAGCGCAAGCGCTGCAAGGTGTGAACAGAGCAGGAGAGGTAAATTGCTACATCCTCCTGCGGAAACAATTGTTGATCTGATGCAGCAAGGAAGCGATCTAAACGCATATCTTTATCTTGCTGCGACATTTCATTTAGCTTAATTTTCACTTTTCACCTCCAATCTTTTACCTGCTTTGATTTCCACATTGATTGCAGGCCTTTTCTCTAAACTCTCACGCCAGTCGCCCTTAAATGGCTCAATCCAATTCTTGTGAGGAAAATAAATAAAATCGCTGTGATGTATGAATTTCCCCCATTCTTTCTGTATTGGCTCCACATCGTAACCAAAAACTAATCCGTTTGAGTCTGTCGCAATCCACTCGACTTCATCCGGCACATTTGACCAGTCATACTTAGTCACGACACTTCTCCCAAAGCCAGCACCACATCAAAAGGCAATGTCAAATCAACATTTGCTTCTTCATTTCGAGCAATGTAGTCATTCACGATATGATAAATAAGCTTGGTTTCTTCATTATTGAATTGAGAGCCGGTGCCACCTATTACCCGAGCAGATAATGACTCACGAATATCTTTTGCTAATTCAATCTCCATCACACCCTCCATATCGCTTCTTTAAACTTCGCATCGGTGACTAAATCTTCGATTTCACCAATACCGACATTATTAAAAATATGTGTCATCTTTGCCCCGAACACAGTGAGTGTCCGGGTGATTGTGGAGTATTTGAAACTCATCAAGGCTCACCAATTACCGCAGTAAACGGATCCAATTCAAGTCGACGCTTCTCAACCATTTCCATTAATCGCGGTTGAATTTCTTCATCACATGCCGATACATCGATTTCTAGGGCATCCAACTCAGTCAGGTCTTCAGCTTTTTGAATACGAACTGCGAGTGATGATTGAGCCTTAGGTGGATTAAGCTCGACCAGGCGTTTATTGATTGCATCAATTAATGGTTTGCGCTGTTCTTCGGTCCACGACTTTGTATATTTGATCTGGGCATTCACTTCTGCTGGGGTTGTAGCATTAGCCACTCGATCAAGCAGATCAGCCAGCAGCTCCTTATAAACAGCATCTTCATCAACTTGAATAGGTTGTTCTGTAGATTCATCTTTTTGAGATTGGATAAGTTTTTCAGCTTCTTCCTGTAATCGCTTAAGTTCGTCAACGCTTAAATCATTAGCTGGCTCAACCTTAGGTGTGTATTGCTCAGGATCAAGTTCAAGCAATTTATCTTCAGTCAGCTTGCACAAATGTTGTTGATCTTTTTGATCTAAGTGCCCATTTGCTAAAAATACGTGACGGAATGAAAGCACATCTTGAGTATTAGTAAACTGGGCAATCTGAGCTGTAAACTTCTCAACCAGTTTTACTGGATCAGTTTCAATGGCTTCGTCAAATGTCTTTTCTTCAACATCATTTGATGTTGAATTTTGGTTATTTGCAGCTGGTTCTTCTGTTTTACGGCTACGACGTTTTTTGGTTCTACCTGTATTGTCAATTGTTGGTGGATAAAAGATGTTCCGTCCAAACAGATCGCCAATTGCCTGCAGCTGTAGTTCAGCATTTTTTTTATCTGCTTGGGCGAAACCATTACGCACCGATGCGAAGTATTCCATGCATTGTTTGCTATATTTAACCTGGGAAATATGGTCGGGATGGACAATGAATATTTCCTGATCTTCCGCTACATCCTCAGGAGTTAAAGGCTTGGCAAATGTAATACCTGCCAATTCCATGGTTTCAACTTTGATGCAAAACTCATAACCAGGTTTAGCAAAGATGTTGGCAGGGAACTGATCGATATCAGTGAATTCGATCAATTCACCTATAGCGCGGCACATGATATTCCGACCCGCCATCATTGCTGCAAAAGCTTCATTACTATTTAAAATATTCATGCTGACCATCCCTCCATATCTGATTTAGCCTGGCAGGCATTTAAAATTTGTTGTTCGTACTTGGTGCCTTTGAAGTAGGTAGCAGGACGATTAAGATCATTAATCTGGTTGGCATTTTGAATGTCTTTTAACGCAGCCTGATAATCATTTTCTAAACGTGCTTCATTCTCGGCATGTAACTGCTGCTCATTAGCCTGTTGTGCTTGTTGGGTACGTTGAATGATTGAGTGAATGCCAGCGCATGTCTCATCAAACTTCTGCTGTTGAACATCGTGAAGGCTATTTAGTCCACGTTTGGCACAATACTTTTCAATATCAATTCCAGCTTGTTGCATAAGTGCTTCAAGCTCTAAAAATTGATTACCATTGATACACGCATCAGCAGATCCAGAGTTCAACCATTGTTTGAGCAATATGCCAGCCTGTTCTGTAAGCAGCATAGGCTCACTAAAAATGCGGGTACGATCCTTTGTTCTAACCGCATAGTTGTCATGGGTTAGATCCAGAACGGTAGTGAACTCATATTCAATCCCATCGCGCTGTTCAGCCTTCATACCTACTTTTTCGACTTTCTTTTTACCGTTACCCGCATCAACTTGAACGGTATCCATTTTGCTGCGCATGGTCACAATGATATTGATGCTGGACTGAAGCATTGCATCGATAAACTTGCGATGACGTGGTGTAACCTGACTCCATGCACCCCAGCTATTACCTTTGAAAGTGGTACCGGAAAGTTTGTCGACAATCTCCAAACAGCCGCCAACGCCAGACCATTCATGAGTAATACTGTCCAGGATTAAGGTATCGAAACCTGCTTTCTCTGCAGCATGAATAGCATCAATAAATTTTTCAGGAGTGTAGGGCGGTTGAATATTTGCATGTTCAAATTCAACAACATCTTCATACAATTCAGCGCTACTGTTTTCTGTATCTGCTACTGCAATTCGACCACCAATTCCTTTAGCTAAAAGGAGTGCACCCAAGGTTTTTCCTGAACCGGTAGGACCGGCAAGGGCAAGGCGTAATTTCGCATTTTTGCGTTCAGCTTTCTTAAAAAATACAGTCATGATAATTCCCCTTAAGCCCCAACCCAGCCCATGCGTTTTTTGTACGCGCGACGTTCACGCAATGGAATATGTGAACTCTGCAAACCAATAGCCAAAGCCTTACGACGTTGAAAAGCACGTTCACGGTCAAAGTTTTCACGGATCCAGGGCTTAGCTACTTGTTCTTCAAGAGTGACTTTTTGAAGCTCGCCGGTTTTACGATCTTCAGCGAAGATGTCTTTACCTTGTTCAACATAAACAGTGTGACCAAGACGCATAGACATGTTGTTTTGTTCAAAGCCGCCCAAGTATTCGGAGAATTTTTGAGTAGAAGTAGTCATTTGCTTACCTCCACCTGAAACTTAACCGCCTGCAACGTCTGACGATCCACATCATCTGAACAGCTGCGAACCATGAAAGGTGTTGCCAAAATTGGCGAACTAAAAACCACTACTGCAATCGCGTCACGCATGCAAGCTTTGAACTTATTGCGTTTATTCGCCCGAGCAATCTGCTCACTTGATGGCGGCTGCTGGTAAAGAATCCCTGTTGATGGGATGTGGCCAAACTCTGGGGTTTGACTATGGGAAGGTGTTTGGTTCATAATAATTTCACTCACAGGTTAGGTTGTGGGTCACGCCTCAGGTTGTTGCTGCAACGCTGGGGTTTTTTGTTGTCTATGGGATTTAGTTTACCAAAGGAAACTTTATAGTCAAGAGAAAAGTTTATCTAAAGAAACTTTTTATTATTTATGGAAACTTTTATGTTTTAATAGACAAAAGAAAACCCACACAGGGTGGGTTGTCTTGATTCTGATTTAATTAGGATTTGCTAGATGGAATGAAATCTTTGTGCATTTCCTCAAGATATTTTTTTGAACTATCTTGAGTTACTTTGTATTCTAAATGCTGATTAATAAATTGAAGTTTTGCTCTTGCGCTTGAGATTACTTCAGACCAAGTTTTAACCCAAACAGTAATATTGTGTTTAGAAGAATCATGGATTTGACCCTTGGGTTTATCTCTCTGATTGGCTTCGTCCTCTGCGTAAGAATCTAATTCATTTGAAATCGCTAAAAATGTCCATCTTGCAGGAACATTATGGAACCTCTCGTCAGTCGCAACAGCAGTTGCATATTTTTTTAGTTGAACGATAACATCGTCATTTATTTTTTGTGATGGACGCTTAAGCTCAACTACCAGATAATCAAACTCACCAGGGCGAATTTGATTAACCTTACTCAGCATTAGGTCGATTCTTCCACTTCTTCCATCTGATAACAACACAGGATCATTTATATCACAAGGATCCTCTCTGTCTCCCAATTTCTTGATATGAGTTTCTAGTACTGTATTAAGTCTCTCTTCGGATAATGAAAATGCAAAATTTTCATCAAATATCCAAGCTTCATTTTCAAGCATCTTATGGAGCTGATCACGCTCAGTAAATATTTTTTTAGTTTCTTTATCAAAAAGTAATCTTTCAAGACCATCAAGGAAATTCAACCTATTAGCAACTATAGTTGCAGTTGAAATAACAGAAGAAAGAGACGTATTTTCTAAAAGCGTTGCCAATTGATCTTGCTCCTCTTTTTGAAGACCCAAAACCTCTGTAATAATTTTTTGAACAGACTCTGGGTTTTCTGAAATAGCTTGAGCAATCAATTTAAACATAAATTTTTTAGATATTCTTTCTGTTTTGTGAAAATTAGGTAAAAAGTTTTGAACGTTAACAGCTAATATGTCGAAAACATCTTTCTCAGCTTTTTTGACTTCTGTTAATGACTCATCATCTTGATATGGATAGATTTTTTCCTCTTTCCACTGCTGAACAGCATCTTGATATTGATGGGCGATTCTTGATCTAAAATGCCCCTGAATTTTATTAATTACTACATCTATAATGTGATTAATGTTTGGGTCTAATTCTATTAGATCCTGAATATTTGAATTTTTTTCTAATTCCTCAAAGTAGTCACTTTTAATATATGCAGTAAAGCTAAAACCTTTTGCTCGAATTCTGGTTTTAGGTTCATATTCTGCTAAAGATATTCCTCTAGTTGAGCAAAGATGTATTTTTCTATCAGTTTCTATAGACCATTCTACAATGGTAAGAATAAAGGGGTGTTCGCTTAAGTATTCAAAATATTCTGAGATATCATATTCTTTTTTATGAACTTGGAAATCTTTAGGATTGATAGCACCTCCATTAATCCGGATTGATAAATTTGAAAAATCTGCCAAATATGCGGCGAATTTCTTTGTGATATCTCTTGAAAACTTATCTTTCAATAGCTCATCAGCTTTTTTTTGATGGAGATTGGATATTATGACTCGCGTACCACATTTCTTGTTTTCTGGATTTACTAATTCTGTAGTTTTAAATTCTTTAAGATCATTTTCAGTACCAATAATACTGTAGTGATTGAGTCCATTCTCATCTTCGTAGGTAGTTTGCCACTCTACGTGTGAACCTAGACTAAATGCTTTAAAGCGACCTTTACCATTTTGACCGTGCAGAGGGTGATGATAGTTTTTTTTCTTACTTTTTTTCCATGAATCCCCAATACTACTGAAATATAGTTCAGCATCTTTAAAAGGAATTCCTTTACCATAATCCTGTACAATGATGGTGTCTAAACCATCTATTTCATTAAAATTATAAAAAATATCAATTTCTTCAGATGAGGCATCGAAACCATTCCAAATTAATTCAGAAATTGCGCCCATAGCACTTGCTTGGGTGAGTGAACTAATATGATCAGCTGTTGCCACAATTTTTAATGGTCTAAAAGATTCATTTATCTTAGTACCCATATATACCCCTAGATAATTTTATAAGCATTTAAAAGTTCCGCGTCGAGCTCGCAGTTTGTTTAACTAAATAAAAAGCTGAATACGCTTAAACTTTTTATTCGCTTCAATTTCGGTTTTGAAGAATTTATCCCTATCATCCGAATCTATGAATTTAGTAAACGTACTTGATTCAAGAAGTCGGTAAAGGAACCTTTCACCGGTCTTAAGCACCACTGTTAATAAGAAGTGCTGATAAAGCACATGGCTGATCTTGCGGGAATTTATTTCAATTTTCTGCATTCATAATGCCCAAGTCACCGGTGACTTACTTTTAAATCTTTCTATACAACCTAAACAAACTCATACCGGCCCAGCTTCGCAGTATTTAAAAGCTCTTCCTGATTACATAATTCTATTCTTGAAATAAAGTCTAAAGGCATAGTTAGTCTCTCAGCAGTAATGGTCTCGAAGTGAACCCAGATTGCAGCATCTTGATTCTCGAAGCTAATACTTACAAGTTTGACTAGGTCGTAAGGCTCACTATCATGGAGTAAGACAATATTATAGAAATGATCTGTGCGTACATATGAGATAAGCATTTCATGAATAGCAGTTTGCTCATCTCTGCTTAGTTCGCTGTATTTACTTATTTCAAGTGAATTATATTCTTTACTCATCAATCATTCTCATTATGTGATTAAGTCGCATATGTTAGCGTCGAATACGTTTTACGACCTGTTTCCACCAGTATTGACCTAATATAGATACGCCTTCTGATTCAATTCTGCTAGGGGGATAATATTCATCAGGAAATTGATTTTTATCCGAATTTGCCGAGACAGCTTTAAACCCACCTTTGCCTTGCTCATTCCAATTGAATAAATATTTAATTTTAGTGTCATCCCCAACTTGAAAAGCATAAATTTCCCCGTCATAAATGGTTCTAGCGGACATATCAATTGATATAGCTTGCCCATCCTTCAATTTAGGAAACATACTTTCACCGCGAACGTGAATTACTTTAGTAGTGGATGGTTCAACATTGCACTCTTTAATCAAGTCAACAGGGAATAACATTTTATTATTGCTTGGTTTTTCTAGATTTAGATAGCCATTTCCCGCACTAACAAATACATCATCATAATAATCAATAGCAATATATCCCTCAGGAACAGGATCTCCATCCTGGTATATACCAACTTCCATTTTAGCTATATCTGCATTGCTTTTTTCAGGAGTTGGCACTCCATCCAAAATCCATTCAGGTGATGTTTTTAAAGCTCTTGCAAGAGAGGTAATACTCTTACCGCTCGGCGTATTTACCCCCGAGATCCATTTAGAGATCGTACCTTTGCTAAGGCCAGTAGCCCCAATCAAATCAACTTGCTGAAGGTTAAGTTCCTTCATTCTCATCAAGATGCGTTCAGAAACACTGCTCATCGCATAAATACCCATAACCGTTGTTTCCAATAGTAAACAAACTTATTGACCTAAAAAGAAACTTATGGTTTACTTAGGGAAACTATTAGTTTATTAAGGTAAACAATATGACCGTAGATGACGTAAAGGATCATTACGGAGCTGAGAGTGATGCTGACTTAGCGCGAATTTTAAAAAAAACTCGCGGAGCAATCAGTAAATGGCGCTCTTACGGAATTCCAGCATCAACCCAAGCAGTTCTCCAGATCCAGACTAAAGGCAAGTTAAAGGCAAACTTAGAAGCCTTAACCGCCTAAACCAATTATCAACAACTTAGCAATTTAAATAAACGTGAGCTTAATCAAAGGATTCACATGGATATATCGAAAGAGACCAAAACCGCTTTGCATAAGATGGTGCATCAGTCTAACGGTATTACACCGAAAGAAATTGCTGATGTGGTTGGTGTGTCTCATAACACGATTTTGAATTACGCCAATCCAAACATGGAAAACCATTTGCCAAGTCTAAAAGCATTCGAAGCAATGCTGACTTATACCGAAAACCCAGCAGTCTTAAAGTCGTGGGCGCACAAAATAGGTTTGATGCTAATGCCTGTAGGTGATGCTCAAGGCAAGGATCATCAATTAGGTGTTCTTGAATCACTACTTGGTATGAATGTTGGCAATGGTGCGGCAAACAAGCAGGTTTTATCTGCTCTGGAAGATGGTGTTGTGACACCTGCTGAAATGGATGAGACAGATCGCATCCTGGAAGAAATCGAACATAAAATTCAGTCTTTGCGTAAAGCTATGAAAGGCGAGTGCGCAAAGTATTTATCAGCTCTACAACGAGAAAAAGCCTGATTTCGTGGGTCAGGCTTTTTCGGTGTGTTAACAAGTCTATGAAGGAAAAATGAACATGAAATCAAATTTAACACAACATCAATGTGTTGGTAAATGCACTGAGTACAAAGAAGAACAGTGTAATACCTGCTTAGTCCAGCAAATTGAAAAACGAGAATTCGACCTAGGTCTGGCACCGGATGACGCCTACGTGAAATGCGATTTTATTAAAGGGGATGTGGTGGTTTATATGGACCACATATCTTTTGATGACCTTCAAACCGTTGATGCTTTTCAGCCTAACGAATACTACTGGCTTGAGAATGACCAGCTTGTCCACCGAGATGATATTCGATCTGCTACTCCCGGTGAACTCAAGGCCAACCGCCGTCTAGATCGACCCACTGCATTATTCGTCTCGATGTGATCATGGATAGCCAATTTAAAAAACAACCGGATTTTAAGCAACAGCAGGGCATTCAATCATTTTATGAACCTGCTTTACGTGTGCTGAATGAAATCCATGAACAAAAGAAATTAAGCCTTCGCAAAAAGGGTTATGACGAAAACAACGCCGCCGTTACCAAAATTGAATTATCCCAGTTAATGTCCCGGAGATTTCGCATCACAAGTTATGTGGCTGATCAGATCGTATCAAGCCTGGTGAAGTCGAATTCAGTTGAATCATTTGGTGGATACGTGAAGCCAAAAGTAGTAGAGATTTAGTTATGAGCTTAGACGCTTCAAACTGGGCATGGAAAGCAAATGTTAAGAATGCTTCTCAGCGTATTGTGCTTTTATCATTAGCTGATCGTGCTGGTGAAACTCACCGTTGCTATCCCAGTGTTCGACGTTTAGTAGAAGACACCAAACTTAACCGCAAAACAATCATCAAAGTTTTAGATGAATTAGAGTTGCTTAAGCTGGTGAAAGATACAGGCGAGTTTCGTGGAAATGGGGTGAAAGTTTATCAATTGCTGGGTGTGAATGGCCGTGAAGATGATCAAAATACTGGCACAACCAGTCCCAAAAATGGAACTAGTACCAAAAGTGGGACAGGTTCCTTTAGCGGTACTAGTTCCAAAAGTGGTACTAGTCCCAAAAACGGAACTGCGACCAGTACCGAAAAGGGGATAAGTACCAGTACCAATATTGGGACACTGAATCCCCCAATAGAATCTCCCAATGAATCTAAAAATAAAAAATCGTGGTTTTGTTTTAAAAAACTTCGAGAAGAAATTTATCTGGCCGATGACAGCATCGATTTTGAATCCATCATGAATTCGAAATGGGCTGAGCGTGAAAAACGTGCATTCGAAATTTACAACGCTGAAAAAACCATGAGTGATGATCTGATGATTTATCACTTCGCTGACTGGTTGATTAACGCATACAGAACCAAGTATTCGAATACTCAAAATCTAGCTTCTGGAAAACCTGCAGGTACCGGTAGTAAAACTCAACAGCTTTCTGAAAAACAGATTCATACCTTCGCTCTAAAACTTTCCCAGCATCCTGGGTTCTCAAGCAAGTTCTCTGAACCAGGAGAGTCCTATGAAAAACTTGCAGCACGTATCGCCGTGAAACTTGAAGATCCAGCGCAAGCCAAAAAATGGGAACCGTATTTAAAACAGGTTGGCTTCAATGGATCACTCCCGGGAGCTGCAGCATGACGGATGCAGAGCGCACATACACAAACCTGATGATCTTTAAAACCATGGTATCAACCAAAGGACGTATCTCTGTTAAACAAATTCATGCAGCCATAGAGTCAAACATGGGGATTTCAGTGCGTAGTTTGCAACGATATTTAAATGGCCTGGCAAATTGGGGATTGGTAGCAAAGGATGGTGAAACACCACAGGGATTTATTCTAACTGAACATGCAAAACAGCTTTTTGCAGAGTTGGCCAGTGGGACAGATGCATGACCAGCTACTCAATTGCTGAATACAAGAAAATGATTGGGGCATCTAAATCTAAACGAGGCTCTAAGCGTCCTAAGGTCAAGGATGAGAAAGTACTGAATGAGTTTGAAGCAAAGTTGGCCAGGGAATTAAAGGCCTTAAAAATCAACTTTGAACAGGAATATCAGTTTCATCCAAAACGGAAATGGAGAGCTGATTTTCACCTAGTGGGCAAAAAGATATTGGTTGAGGTGGAAGGTGGGATCTGGAGTGGTGGCAGACATACGAGAGGTAAAGGCTACATTGGGGATATGGAGAAATACAACGCTGCAGTAATGATGGGTTACCAGGTAATACGGTTTAGTACAGAGCAAGTGAAGTCAGGTTTAGCGGTTCAGCAAATAGAGAAGATGGTTGGAGATTTATAACGATGAGTACTGCAGTAGCAAAGCAACATATTTTACAGTCGGTGGATTGGTCACGTTTTGATTTAGAAGGCTGGTTACAGCAGTTTGGGGCATGGTTATATACGAACACAAGTTCAAGCGGTCGCACTGTGAATCCTATCGCCGTGGCTATGGACAATGCTGTGAAGGCGAAGAAATCTAAAAAGCTTAATGCTGACCAGCAGCTGCAGATTATTGCGGATTATCTTACTAGGGATTATGTACCACCTAAACCACGTAAAACGAAAATGACTTGTGAAATTGATGATAACGAAGCTCGGGCAGTTCAACGTCTGGTCCTGGATCTGCAGGGGCAATCAAAAGTACTGGACGATTGGATGGATGCCATCATTAGCCGTTACTTTTACAGCTGCTCATGGTCAGAGATGGTGACAGATGAACGCAGTCAGTTAGATGCCCGGATGGATGTGAAGTGTGGGTTGGCTGCGTTGCATAGTCGGTATGGTTTTATTGAATTTGGTTGACAAAGTTATATTTTGTATATATTTTGCCTTAATCATTTGTCTTCATAGTTTTACCTAACTAGCTAAGTTTATTTATAACTATTACAAAACTCTCTTTTGACTTTTTCTATAGTAGGCTTCTATAAATGAATCGTCCAGAACTTGAAAAAATTCCTGAGTTTATTCTAGCAGATGGTAGGAAAAATCTATCATTTGAGGTGGTTAAATATATAGAAGAACAAATAGGAAAACTCAAGGAAGTTCAAGGTAGAGATAGACCCAAAGCATTATTTAATATTGGGATAATGCAAAGTTATATTAATGAATTTGAAAAAGCTCAAGAAAGTTTTTATGATTCTTGTATGTTAGAACATTCAGGGCTTGCATATTCTAATTATATTCAAGCTCTGGAAAGAACAGGAAAATATGCATTAGCAATTGAGAAAACCTTATCTTATTTAGAAAACAACCCAAATAATAAAAATGTATATTTTCAATTAGCGCACTTAGCAAAAAAATATCCAAGTTTAGATCTTATTGAGAAATATAATTATTATTTTAATTATATGAATTTTTCTACAGAAAAAGAATTTACTTTGTTCTCAAATCTTTATCAGGAATTAAAAGATGATTATGAGCAGATTTCTAAACTTAATATAGAAAATTCATATATTCATAAATTAATGAATATAGCATTTATTGAAACAAAAAAAATACAGGTTGGTCAAATACTAATTGGTTTAGATTTCAATAGAGATTTAGAGATGGTAATTGCCGATATCTGTGTGGAAAATGTAAATTATTCAGATATTTCTATACTTAATCAAGAATTTGATAAAGAAGTATTTCAACAAATAAAAAACTCAAAAAATTTTAGTGATAATTATTATAATAATATGGAAAAATTTATTATAACTTTTAGAGTAAGTCACAGTCAAAGAGTAGCGGCTTAATATGGAGCACAAGAGTTTTTTTGATACTGGAATACAATTAGATTTTAGTAATGGTAATGAACCTAGTGAAGTTCTAATTAGAAATGCAATTGGACGTTTATATTATTATGTCTATCATGAAGTTCTTAGTTGGATAAATTTGGATGAAAATTTAGGTCAACATTATGATGCTTTGAGTTCGGAATATCCAACTACACATAAAAGATTAGCACAAACTTTTCTTGAATATTCCAGAACAACTAAAGACTTACAGTATAGTTCAATATATAGATTGTTGATAAATTTGCATCAATGGCGATGTAAAGCAGATTATCAGTTAAATATTAACATTAATAAAAGTAATTATTATTCTGTTATTGAGAATATAAAATGTTTAAAAGATTTAAGCCAAAAATTCAGATCAGATAGATTTGAAATTGAAATAGACTTGGTTGAAGTAGATATTATTACTCACAAAACCCGTAGTGCATCAATGCAAGTTATTAAGAGAAAACCAACATTACGGCTATTGGACTAAGTAATTTTTTATTACTCTCTAAAAGTCTCATTCAAAGCCTGTTGCACTGCATCTACACGTGACTTACAGGCTTTGTATGCAGACATAGACTCTTCAACGATCTTCATCAAATTATCAATATCCGGTTCTTCTTGTGACTCCAGCAGTTCAGCATTTTTCTTAAGAACTTCATAGCCTTCTTTAAACGTTAATTCTTTTTTAGTCATTGCTTAATACCTGGATCACGTTGGCTTCAATGGTACCATCCTGTAATTCTACCTGGATGCTGTCACCTGAAATTTGTTGGATGGAACGAATGGCTTTGCCCTGGCCGCGGACAATACCGTAACCTTTGGCCATCACATTCCGGGGATTTTGTAATAAGGTCTCACGCATCAAAGATTCAACCTGGTTTGAGGCTAATTTAATTTGCTGATGAGCCAAATATCGTGTTGTATCCTTAACTAGTTCTATAGACCGGCTGGCTTCATTAATCTGGTTTTGAGCATGCGTCTTAATCACTTTGATCAAGTGGTCATTCTGGCTTTGATACGATGTGATCTGGTGCTGAGATAAAAGCTTGATCGTGTGGAAAGACTCGAGTACTTCCTGAGTGCGTTCAACAATCAGATTACGAATACCCCCGATCACTTTACTGGGTGTATCAAACGACCGGTGTGCAACTTCATCCAGGATGGTCCGATCCTTTTCATGGCCAATACCGACCCAGATTGGAACTGTGCGTTTGCAGAGCAGGGCAGCCAAATCATAGTCATTTAAATAAGCCAGATCATTCACGGCACCGCCACCACGTATGATTACAATCAGATCTGGCGCAGCTTTAAAGTCTTTAGCCCATTGACGTAAACTATCGCCCAGAGAACTAATGATAGAAACTGCAGCTGTATTTCCCTGAAAGGTTGCGTTGTGATAAACAAAATGACAAACACCGGCTTTATCCAAAGCATCTGCATCTTTCTTGAAGTCACCTAGTCCTGCAGCATTTTCAGGGGCAATAACCAGGACATTTTGAATATCGAACGGAGTGGGGAGTAGTTTATTTTTATTGGCCAGACCTTCTTTGGTTAAGCGTTCTGATATTTGCTGATAGCGCCGTGCAATATCGCCTAAGGTGTAACTCGAATCAATATCTTCAACATTAACTGAGAAACCGTATTGAGGACTGAAAGTAGCTCTTACTTTAATCAGAACATTCAGGTCTCGGGAGAGTTCAATCCCACTTTCTCGCTCAAACCTCAATACCATTTTTGCTGCAGCAGATTTCCAGATTGTCGCTTTACAACTGGCGATGACTTTATCTGTATCTTCTTCTTTTTCTGCTAGCTCTAAATAGTAGTGGCCACCTTTTATACTCAGGTTGCGAATTTCAGCTTTGACCCATACCGGTTCATCAAAAGTTATTCGTATAACTTCCTGGACTGTTGCAAGATACTCACTTAGGGAAAGCTGTAAATCTGACATAAACAAGGAAATGCCTAAATTATTAGTGAAAATAGTATACAACGATGAAATTAAAGGCAATGTGGATATATTGACCTTGCGCAAGGGATATGGCATATTTCAGCTATAGTGGACGAAGTTATAGTATTCCACACGGTATTTAAAGAACTCTATATTGGGAAGTTGGTTTTAACTCCAGCTCCCATGCACATAGGGTTTGATATTTACTCAGTGCTTGAAGTTTTGATGTACCTCGCAGGGTGGATTTTTAGTTTAAAATCTATTCGTAAAATTGTAAAAATTATGGGGGATTTGAAATGAATAACAAATTAAACAATATTTGTATGTTTGCGTTGGGTGTTTTGGGTGTGTTGCAGGGTACATCAACCACGCTTATGACTGAGTAAATTGACAACTTTATGTGTAGCTGCGTGCTATAGGTAGCCCCCAAAATCCCTGCGCCAAATTCTTAAGCCTGCCAAATGGTGGGCTTTTTTAATGCCCTGAGAAATGTTCTGTGTCAGCAATATCAGGGCACCCAGATTAGATTTAATGATCATTGTCTAACAAAGATCAAAAAATAACCAAAAATAGACACAGGAAAACAGTTTCTCCAAATTCTTTATACTTTGTAAATCAAAGCCTGGTGATATATTTTTTTTGCTCCAAGAGAAAGCGCAATAAAAAAATAAAAAAGATGATACCCCATACTAGTCCGTTTAACTTCCCCGAGTTAAGCGGGCTTTTTTAATGAATTTTCTTCACAAAAAATTCACGAACAAGTATGCATGATTGCTGCTAGAAACAGCTGTAGTTTCTGAATGACCCTCCAAGGTCCTTAGTTTACAAGCCCACCAATGTTCTCGAGGTGGGCTTTTTTTTGTCAGGAGAAAAGCAATGCTCCGATTCTTGATGTGTTTATTCGGCCTGCATGGTGCAACTGAAATCGATTACACAATTGATGATGAAGAAATCAAGGTATGTCGGGATTGTTTGAAAGAGATTGATTAAGAGCCGTCTCTCATGGGGAGGCGCTTCACTGCATGGCATAGCCACAAGACTGCATACATTGGGTGGTGTATGTAGTCATTCGCCTTTTGTGAGGGATGGTTAGGTGAAAAACAACTTAATTATTTAATCTAATCTTCGAATGGATTGCGCATTAAGTCTTGTATTTTTAAATAAAATAGATTTGACGCTAAAAACAATAAAATTCCACTCCAGTTGAGATATAGGTCGTATGCGCGAACGCCAAAGCCTAAAAAAATTAAACTCAATACAAAAGTCGAAACTAAAGCAAATAAAAGGAGATATAGGGAGGTAATTCGTTTCATTCAAGTAGTGCTATTCTAAATATTTAGAGTAACTATATTTTATTGATAAATTTAACAAAAAGTAATAAAAAACAAACATATATATATAATAAATGATAAAATTTACTTATTAAGTTAAGTGGATATTTAAATAGTAGTTGATATATTGATAACTGGTTAGCATAAAATATTATTTGTGTGCTTCAATTCTCCTGTCTTGCTATAAGGAGAAATAAAATATTCTTACTTTTTATCTGGATACGAGATTTTTTTATTTATCGAATTTGCCGAACGTATTACGGCACATAAGACCCTGCTCAATATGCATTATTGGCGGGGTTTTTCTTTTCTTATTGGTGGTACCCATGACAGACAAAGTACAAGCGAAACAAGACTTAGAATTTTGCAGTGCTGAGCTGTCTAAGTATCAGGATCTCAGTAGAGCAGGATTAACAAGAAATGAGCTACTGGCGATTGACGGCATCATGATTAAGTTGAAAGAGCGGGTTAAGAATCTAAGAACAAGCCTGCACGATTAATTAACTAATACTCCATCTTTGTATAATTTCTTACATATCTATTACTGTAAATTGTGAGAAATGTATTCTTTTAGTGTTGAAAATATTTCTAGTTGTGAGAGTATAAAAAAAGAACAATAAAGGGAGATAAGTATGACTTCACAAGATGTGCTTGTAATCTCGGTTTCGGCTCTTGTCCTTACATTAATTATTTATGAGTTTGGGCAGATGTCGATGTTGTTTTAAACTAAACCACCCTCGGGTGGTTTTTTATTGGGAGTATGAAATGCAAAAAGCCGTGTTTCCTATCAACTCCCATGCCGACATCACCAAAGCCATTAACTACATGCATACCAATTACACTCAGGCGATTAATGAGGGTAAGCCGTTAAGGGTGGTGATTGATCGGAAGGAAGATAAGCTTTCAGATGCTCAGCGCAGATTGTACTGGCTATGGATGACTGAGTATGGAAAGCAGCGCGGTTTCGACAAAGAGGAATCGGCAGCATTCTTCAAATACAAATATCTGTCGATCATTTTTAATCGTGACAATGTGGGTGAGTATCCAGAAACATTTAAAGTCATTCGGGATTTAAGAGAATCGCGCAATCCGGGCTATGAGCCACTAAGACAGTTTGTATCAAATCAAATGAGTATTACAGAAGCCACGACAAAGCAGATGGCTGAATTCTTAACTGATATTGAAATGTGGTGCTTGAAAGATGGTGTGAAGCTGACTTGTCCAGATGATCTTAAATATTTGATGGAGATGAGCCAATGAAGCGACCAGTGCCGCCAGATGCCTTACTGGATATTGATCCGCTTGACCCAATGGGATTTGAGCCAGCACATGAATTGAAGGACTGGATATTGCAAACCTTCATTGATGAGCAAGGTGAACTGCACAACCCAGACCATGTGCATATCTCGCCATGGGATGATGATTTATTCAAAGTACTATGGGCTTCGAAAGGGTTTATTAAGGCTGAGCAAGTGGTATTAGGTCAGACTGAGAAGTTTGCACCAATGGCAGGCGGTTGGCGTAAGGCTCGACAAGAAAAACAGATGATTGATTGGTTTGGGTGTGTACCTAAATTCATTATCACTATCGATGCATGGTTTGCACATAAGGCCAGTGATGTTGATTTTTGTTCCTTGATTGAGCATGAGTTGTATCACATCGGCGCTAAGCGTGATGAAGATGGGAATTACCTGGTTAGCCAATCTACTGGTGAATACAAATACTATTTACGCGGGCACGATGTCGAAGAATTCCATGGAGTTGTCCAGCGTTACGGTGCATCACCAGATGTCCAAAAAATGGTAGAGCTTGCAAATGATGGTCCAACTATATCTCGGGCTAATATTGCTCATGCATGTGGTACGTGTTTATTGAAGTTGGCTTAATTTTTTTAGTCACCTTCTTTGATGTACTTTGATAAAAGGTGAATTATGGCCAAGCTAAGAAAGGCTGAAAAAGTTTATATAGTTCAGTCTCTTGCTGTCTTTAATACACCTACTGAAGTAGCAAGGGATTTCAAAGAGATTTTTGGGATTGAATTAAAGCCTCAGAACATTGAAGGCTATGACCCCACAAAAAGAGCAGGTAAGGATTTAAGTGAAGAATTAAGAGTTGAATTTGAGACCACTCGAAAGGAGTATCTCAGTCAGCCGCTTGAAAACATTCCAGCTGCAAATGACATTGTTCAGTTAAAAATCCTAAGCGACCTTCTTTTTAAGAATAAATATAACGTGGTTATGGCAACCAAGCTTATTGATCAGATTCAAAAGATTATGAAGGGTTTCTATGAAAAGAAAATAGAAATCACTGGTAAGGATGGCGGTCCAATCCAGCAAGAAACTAAATCAACGCATCAATTCACACCAGATGAGCTTAACGGACTATCCGCGCAAGAGCTTTCACGTTTGGCAATTAATGGCAAGTTATGACTTATGCAATTGAAGATATAGCGCCACTAATTAAAGAGTGGACGATCAATACGCGTCTGCCTGAAATCATTGAAGAAATGAAACGGCGTTACTACTACCGGATGCTGATAGAGCAAAATGAACTGAGTCGAGAGGCTGAGATCTACAGATGTAAGAATGATCCGGCTCATTGGTTTAATCACTGGGTATGGACTTACGATCCACGGGGCATGCCTTTTGGACTGCCGGCGAATATTCCTTTTGTTTTACGTCCTGGTCAGGTTGAACTCGTTGATTGGCTGATTGAACGTGAAAGCACCCAGACACACGGTTTAATTGAAAAAAGCCGTGATGAAGGGATGAGTTATGTAGTCCTAGGATTTTATTTGCATCGGTGGTTGTTTGTTGAAGGCTTCGCTGGAGGTGTTGGTAGTCGTAAAGAGGATTTGGTCGATAAGAAAGGCGATCCGAAGACGTTACTGCACAAGTTCAGGGATATGTTTTCAAAGTTACCCGACTGGATGAAGCCTAAGGGCTTTGTTGAAAAAGTACATGACAACTACATGCGAATTATTAATCCAGATAACGGCGCAACCGTTACTGGTGAGGCCGGCGATAATATTGGTCGTGGTGGTCGTACTACAATGTACTTTCTGGATGAATGGGCATTCGTCGAACGTCAGGAAGCTGTAGATGCTGCAATTTCCCAAAACACCAACGTTCATATTAAGGGATCTACTCCGAATGGTATTGGTGATAAGTTTCACCAAGATAGATTTAGCGGTCGTTACGCCGTCTTTACAATGGCGTGGCGTGATAACCCGGATAAGAACTGGCAAGTTGAGTTTAATGGAAAGCTAATTCACCCATGGTATGAGAAACAACTGGCCACACTAGATGACATTGTCTTAGCTCAAGAAGTTGATATTGACTATGCCGCATCAGTAGAGGGTGTATTGATTCCATCTGCATGGGTACAGGCTGCAGTGGATTCTCACATCAAGCTTGGTATTGAACCATCTGGTGAACGTAACGGTGCACTGGATGTAGCGGATGAAGGTAAGGATAAAAACTCTTTTGCGGCCCGTCACGGGATTGTATTGCAATACCTGGATACATGGTCAGGCGTTGGTGATGACATTTTTGGTACCACGCAAAAAGCTATCGATGCATGCCTGGATCTAAAATTGAATTTGTTCTTTTACGATGCGGATGGGTTAGGAGCTGGCGTACGCGGTGATGCTCGCGTTATTAATGAGCACAACAACTCAAAAGGAATTCAGGAGATTGAGGCTAATCCTTTCAGAGGATCAGGTGCAGTACATAACCCGGAGCAGGAAATGATTGAGGCGCGTAAAAACGTAGACTTCTTTGCCAATCTTAAAGCCCAGATGTGGTGGTCGTTGCGACTTAGATTCCAAAATACTTACCGAGCTTTACAGGGCATGCAATATAACCCAGACAGTCTTATTTCACTCTCAACACAAGACATAAATAAGCAAGAGCTTGAACAACTCAAGCGCGAACTTTCACAACCTACCTACAGCAAAAATGGTGCAGGCAAAATTTTAGTGAATAAGCAGCCTGACGGTGCACTGTCACCAAACCGAGCTGACGGCGTGATGATTTGTTTCAGTGATATTAGAGAGCGGAAAAGAAAGAAACCAGCAGGTGCGGGTACTCGAACTTATTGATAAGGAAAACACATGGCAAAGTCTAAAAAGGACAAAGCGTCAAAGAAGGCTTTGTCTTATGGCAACTTATACACTCAAGAAGCAGTTACTCAGTTTCTGGTGAATTTTGGGAAGCAACCAGATACGGACGAAGTGCTTCGTAAAGCAGGGATTGCACGTCATAAACTGCGTGTTCTACTGGATGATGACGAGATTGCACAGGCGGTTGAAACTCGTATTGATGCACTTTTGGCAACGCCGATAAGAGTTGAACCGGGCGATACTAAAGAGGCTGAGATGCTGAATTTAGTATTGAAGGAGTGGTTTCATGAAATCGCTACCGGCGCCATGAGCGCATTGTTCTTTGGTTACTCTGTCCAAGAGGCTGTATATGAACTGAAGCCGGAAGGCTATATAGGTATTCAATGGATCGGTGAGAAGCCGATGCAATGGTTTGAGCCTAAGAACGATGGTCGATTGATTTATCGGCAGGATGGTCATAACGCAGAGCATGAAGTTGATCAGGTGTTTAAGTTCTTCTTAACACGCCGTAAAGCCACATACGAACAGCCATACGGTAAAGCATTGCTGGCCACACTGTATTGGCTATTCTTCTTTAAGCAAAATGGTTTTAAGTTCTGGGCAAAATTCCTGGAGCGTTTTGGTACGCCAATTCTGCTTGGTAAATGCAAAGACACTGAAACTGAAGATATGAGTAAAGCATTATTAGCTGCTCATGCTCAGAGTGTTTTGTCGATCGATGCTGAGGATGATGTTTCTGTTTTGGGGACTTCTGGTGCAAGTGGTACTGCTGGATCTGCGTTTGAGTCTTTTAATAACCAACTGATTCGCCAGATTCAAAAGGTTGTATTGGGGCAGACGCTTACCAGTGGTACAGATGGCAAGGGGAGTTATGCACTAGGTCAAGTGCATGAGAATGTACGAGCAGATAAGCTTAAGTCGGATATTCGCCTGGTAACACCAACTTTACAGGCAGTGGTTAATGCGCTTTGTGCATTAAATGGCTGGGGTGAATATGAGGTCATGCTGGGTGAGAAGCCAAAGCCACTCAACAAAGAACAGGCAGAACGTGATGTTCATTTAAAGAATGCTGGGGCCAACCTTTCTAAAGAATATTTTATTCGTGAGTACGGACTGCAGGATGGGGATCTGGTTGAGCAAATACAAACAGGTTTCAATCAATTCACCGCATTACCTCGTCAAGCATTCAACTTTAAGGCAACGGCAAACAAGCTTTCACCTGAACAGCAAGAAGTTGAAGAACTGACGGATGGCCAGAGTGATTTAGAGCTTTTGAATCAGGATCAGATTAAACAATTGGTGGCTGAATCCGATAGTCCTGAAAGTCTGGCTTATAACCTGATGCAGTTAATACCTGGTGCTACTCAAACACAGTTCACGGCCAATCTAGATCAGGCTTTGTATGCTGCGGATGTGTTGGGATATGTGACGGCTCAAAACGGGAAGTAAGTTATGCAACCAGTCACATTCCTTGAAGCGCTTCGGTACGCTCATAGCAAAAAGATCGTGCTGCCTGATGAGTTTTATTCGATGGATCTAAAGACCCGGCAGATAGCAACCACGGTTAGCTTCCTATCAAGTCTTGAGCAGATTGAAACTGTCATTAAGGCGGTGAATAAATCGATTGCCGACGGCGGTACTTTTAAAGATTTTCAGAAGCTGATTGAAGAATCTGAAATCATTCTGCCAAAGCATTACCTGGACAATGTATTCCGTACCAATATCCAGAGCGCTTATGGTCATGGCCGGTGGCAACAACAGCAACGGAATAAGGCTAAACGACAATATCTAATGTATTCGGCGATCAATGATAGTCGAGTGCGTCCTAGTCACTTGGCTTTGAATCGGGTTGTATTGCCGATTGATCATCCATTCTGGCTGACACATTATCCTCCAACGGGTTTCCGCTGTAGATGCACGTGCGTAGCTTTAACAGAGAAGCAGGCATTGAAATACGGCATCACGCCAGATGATCAGTTGCCTGAAGTTGCCGAGGCTTTGGACTGGAGTTCTCATCCTTTGCAGTTTGGTGAGCTTGAATCGCTGGTGGATAAAAAGATCAGTGCTTCAAGTCTAGATAAAGAATATCTTCTCGAGCAGAAGGAAGTTATCAAGGCTGAATGGACAGCAAGTAAAAAACTCACCAGTCTTTTTGCTCCGATGGATGATAAAACTCGGGACCTGTTCGACACGGTGGCCAATACGGTTATTCCACTTGATCCGCAAATCAGACCTAGTGCGATTCGTACTTTCCTGGACTATGTGCAGGGAAATGATGCTGCACTGACTGGCTATTTAAACTCTGCTACAAGCTCTCTGGCTGATGATGTGCTTAAGCGCTGGCTTAGTACCGATATGGCAGTAATTCAGGCTGTGGCAAGCAATACGGCTTCAACCGTGGTGGGTGCTGCGACACTTAATCAAGTAGCAGCTTATCAGGTAGGGCAGACAATCCAGTTTAATGCGCCGTTGTTAATGGCTGATACAGCTTCAGATATCGTAATCAAGATTGAGAATGCAAAAGGTTTAGGTATTGATCTGGATGCACTGAATGCTGGTAACGGCGTTCTCATGCCGATGGGATTGTCTTTTGAAGTGGTGTCGATTGAGGCGGTTGAAGGGCAAATGGTTTATACATTGAAAATTTTGAGTAATTGAGTTATTAATTGTCAGTTAAGTCCAAATAATTAATAACATATCAATAAATATTTAAGGGGAATCATAGTGAGAATCATACCTGTCTTCTTAGTTACATGCCTAATAACTTCATTAAGTTATGCATATGAAGAGCCTATTAGCCGAGGTAAGTGTTTTATTGTAAAAAATAATGCTCCTCAGAAAATTCAAAAATGCTTCATATCCGCTGTAGGCGGTGCAGGTGGCATTATGCGAAGTTATGAAATAGGAAATGACGTTTATGCGAATGAAATTTATGCAGGATCTGAGACTACCCCCGACATAGATAGAGTTGCAAAAAATAATTCTAAGCCATTAGATGCTAAAACCTACTATCGGCAAGATAAAACATTAAAAATTATTAAGAACCCGAGAAACAATGATTGGAATTGCATAAAAGACAGTAAATCAATCTCGAATTTTTGTTTTAAATATTGAATGACAGAGTTAACGCGTAACGTAAGTCATTAATAATGAAATTTCTCAAAACCGTCCGAAAGGGCGGTTTTTTTATGGAGCATTAAAAATGCCAGATCCAAATGAAGAACGGCTGAAGTATCTCTTCAATGCCGCGGCCATTGAGGTACCTAAGGCTGAAGAAGGGCAAAAGCGAAAATTTAAAGGCACTGCCTATGCCGGTGGTCGTGTAGATGGACATTGGTATTGGGGGCGCTCAGGTGTGGTGTTTGATCTTGATGGTATCGAGATTGATAAGCCAACAGCCTTACTTGAAGAACACTTTGGTTCAAGTCGAATTGGTGTTGTTCAAACCGTGGATACAAACGGAAAGATTGATGTATCAGGTGATTTCCTTACAAACGCCAAGGCACAGGAAATTGTTCAGGATTCTGATGATGGTTTCCCATTCCAAATGTCGATGATGATTGATCCGGGATCTATTGAGGAAGTCTCACAAGGCAAAACGGTCACTGTAAATGGTCAGTCGTTTGAAGGCCCAATCACCATCTTCCGACAAAACCGTATTCGTGAATTTACGATCTGCTCAACCGGTGCTGATCGCAACACATCAATTAAAGCCTTCTCAGGCAAAGCTAATCCAAACCCAACCAAAGAGGACACAGACGTGACCGAATTAGAAAAAGCACAACAGGCTAAACAGCAGGCAGAACGTGAACGTGATGACGCACTTGCTGAGCTGAAAAAGTTTAAGGCTGATAAACGTGTTGAAGATATTGCAGCTTTAGAAACTGAACTTAAAACACAGTTTAGCGCTGACGATAAAACTGCTTATACCAATATGGATGATTCGGTTTTTGCATTTACTGCAAAGCAGCTTCGTCAATTTTCTGCAGGTAGCCAACAGCCGCCAGCTACACCACAGACACAGCAAGCGCCAGGTGTAAATCCGGCATTTGCTCACCTGTTTAGCCATCAGGCAAATGGTGGGCAAGGTGGGCAAGCCCCACAAGGATCGGCTTTAGATCAGGCATTCGCCAAATTTGCGGCAGCTCAGGAGTCTAAATAATGGGAACAATTACTCAAACGATTACGACCAATCAATTGGTGGTAGGTGATGGCGTTCGTACAGAAAACGCCAAAGTAAAAACAGCAACTGCATACAAACGAGGCGACCTGCTTAACGTTGGTGCAAATAATGTGGCTGATCACCCAGTCGTTACTACGGGGGTGGTGGGCGACTGGAATGCAATCGCTGTGTCAGATTTCACAGCAGAGCAAGCAACCTACCATGCTGCAAATAATCTTGAAATGCCGATCTACGTGCAAGGCCCATTTGATATTGCGGTAGTTACAGTGAATGGAACACCTTTGACTACTGCTCAATATGATGCAGTGCGTGCACAAGCATTGGTTAACAAAATCGAACTTCGTAAAGTTGTGGGGAACTAAAACATGAGTCAAACTTTTACATTTCAAAATGCACCGGTTGAATTACTGGATGTTCCACAGCTGGTGCTACTGACCGATACCACCCAAAAGGTGGATACCTGGTTAATGGACCGCTTCTTCCCACAACGTGTTTCGTACACTAAAAAAGAAGTTCCAGTAGGTGAACTAAATACAGCAACTCCACTTGCGCCGTTTGTGACCCCGACTGCAGCTGGCCGTCAGATCAAAGTGGGTGAATCTGGTAACGTGAAATTCGTTAAGCCAGCTTACCTAAAACCTATGATGACGGTGATGCCGAGTGAAGTGCAGAACACTGCGCTGATTGCACGCTTACGTCAGTTCGGCGTAATTGCCACCGGTTCAAATCGTTTATCTGATGCGGATCTGCTACTGATCGACCAAGCTCAAAAAGCATTGTATCTGCGTCAGTCAATTGAAAACCGGAAGCTACTAATTGCGCGTGACGTTCTTCTTTACGGTAAAACCACTTTTGCTTCAGCTGACTTCCCGATGTATGAAGTGGATTATGAGCGTAATCCAGCGTGTAACTACGCACCATTAATCGAATGGGGACAGGCTGGAGCAACACCAGTAAAAGACATTCAGGCCATGATTGACTTGTCTATCGAGCATTCAGGTACATCACCGATCATGGCTCTGACCACTTCTAAGGTATACAACACCTTAATCAAGGATCCAGAGTTCAAGGAGAAATTCATTGCTCCTTATGCAGGTATCAGTGTTCCAATCACACCAACCTTTGACCAGGCTGACAAGCCTCAGTTCCGTGGCACAGTGGATAATATTGAAATCTGGACTTATGACGTGAGTCACAATATGGGCGGTGTCGCTGATCGTTTTATTCCGGAAGACTTCTTTGGTCTTGTTTCGGATGCTAATGGCTGGATTGCACACTGTGCATTACAAAATGTTGAAGCTTTTGGTCAGGCTTTGGAATTCTATTTGGGCCAATGGCAAGAAAAGAATCCTTCAAGCATTCAATTATTAGCTGAATCATCTCCACTTGCTGTTCCTAATAACAAAAACGGTTTAGTCGGCGGTCGCGGATTCGTTTAAGGAGTAAGACATGTCAAAGTACATTGCAAAACAATCGATTGGTCACTTTCGACCAGGTGATGAAATCAAAGGGCTTGAAGCTAAACAACTTCAGGCCCTTTTAGCATCTGGGGCTATTGAAGAGGCGAAGGTCAAAGAAGAGTCTAAAGCGGATGACACAGCAGCGCGTTTAGCCGAACTGGAAAAGGCCAATGCTGAGCTGATAGCAGCTAACAAGCTGATGACTGATGAAAAGGTCAAATCAGATCAGGTTAATGCCGAACTCAAAGCCAAGGTTGCTGAGCTTGAAAAGGCCAAGGCTGCTACAAAACCTAAAGCAGATTCAAAACCTGCAGATGAAACCAAGTAGGTGATCTATGTATGCGACTGAAGCAGATTTGGTCGCACGATTTGGTGATGAGATTGAAAATCTAAAAACGATGCTTCCTTCTCAGTCTTCAATAACTGATGCAATTCAGGATGCAACAGAGGAGATTAACGGTCATATCGGTGGTCGTTATCCTTTGCCGCTACCCAATGTGCCCAGTAATTTAAAGCGTATGGCGTGTGACATCGCACGCTATCGTCTTTACTTCCAGCAACCCATCGAAGAGGCCCGGAAGCGTTATGAGGATGCAATTGCATTCTTAAAACGTGTGGCTGATAACAAAGCACATTTGCAGATTCAGTTACCAGAAACAAACCAGATCGTGGATGACCAACCTAAAGGACGACCTTCAACAGCACCAGTCGGTACTTCATATACCGGTGGTGTATTTGGGGATTCTATCCTGGACCAGATGCCCAGCTTGAAGTGAGGTGTTTATGGCTTTCGCAATAACCATTCGAGCCGATAGCTCACCTATCGAGGCAATCCTTACTCGCTTAAACCAGTTTGATGCTGATAAGTCAAAGATGTTTAATGACATTGGCGATGCCATGCTTTATGCGACAAGAAAGCGATTTCAGTATCAGCGTGATGTTGATGGAAATCCATGGAAGATTTCATGGAGAGCCAAGCTGCAAGGACGTAATGGTGCGGGCGTTGGTGAAACGGGCCGCGATAGAGGTAATTTACTCAATGGTATGAGCTACAACGTTCTGAACAATGGTGTGGAGTGGGGTGCTAATCAAACCTATGCGCATGTTTTTCATTATGGTGCTCATATCACCCCTAAGAACGGACAATACATTACGTTTGCAGTGGCAGGACAATATCGAAAAGTAAAAGAAGTCAACATTCCATCTCGTACTTTTCTTGGTATTAATTCAGAAGATGAGGCGACAGTCTTAGATATTGTTGGGAGTTTTATAGATGACATTCTTCGCGGTACGTGATGAGATTGTAGAAAAACTGAAAGAGATTTCAGAATTTAAGCAGATATATACACCACTCAATTCGGTCAGCGTGACAGAGATGTCACAGGTTGTACCGTCGGCACATGTAAACCATGTTCGTACCGATAAGAAAGCCAGTGCAGGTAAAGGCGGTATCAATCAGATGAATCAGCAGTGGGCTGTCACGGTGGCTTGTCGCAATGCTCAGTCTCAAATGACAGATGGTCGTGCGGTTAGCGATGAGGTTGGGCTTTTGACAGAAAAAGTTATTCAGCTACTTGCTGGCTGGCAACCACAAGCATCACGTACAGCATTAGAGTTCATTTCAGTTCGCGATGGCTACAGCCCAGGCTTTGCATACATCACGATTATTTTTGAATCACAAAAATTCATTTAGGAGCCATTCATGGCAAAACAATACAAGGCATTGCAGCCCGTAGGTCGTTTTAAGAAAGACGATATCGTCGGTGGGCTGGATGATGCACAAATCAAAAAATTACTGGCAGATGGTGTGATTCAGGAAGTACCTGAACCTAAAGCTGTTCCAGCCAAGAAAACCACAGGGGATGAAAAGTAATGGCTAAAAAGAATTATATCTCTCTGCAGGGTAAGTTTTACTTATCCGAGATTGTGAATGGTGTTGCTGGCGCTATGCGTCATCTTGGTAACGTACCTGAGTTTGAATTGGAAATTGGTGCTGATGTTATTGAGCATAAAGAATCAATGACTGGTAAACGCACTACCGATTTCACCATGATTAATGCCACCTCTGTAAACTTCTCAGGGCAACTTGAGGAAGTTAATCCAGAAAATTTGCAGTACATTCTTTCTGGTATGACGCATGAAGTGCCTACAAAAACTGTTACGGATGTTTCATTAGGCGCAGTAGTTGCTGGTCAGGAAATTAAACTGGATGGGTACAACCTTAAGACAGTTACTTTTAAGGATTCAACCAGCGGCACACCTAAGACTGTTAGTGCTGAAGATTACACACTGGATGATAAGTTTGGTACTGTGATTTTCAATGACGTTGCTGATCTAACCATGCCGATTTTGGCAAGCTACACAACAGGCGCAGTAACCAACACTACATTGGCATCTGACTTTGAAAAAGAGTATCAGCTTTTCTTTAAAGGGATTAATACTGCAAATGGCGATCATGTTGCTGTAACACTCTGGCGTACTAAAAAGTCACCTGAGACCAATTTCCCATTGATTCATGAAGAGTTAGGGCAATATGAAATTTCTGGTCAGGCTTTATCAGACATGACGAAAGAATCAGATCCAGCATTAGGCCTATATGGCCATGTTGTGACGATTCCAGCAGCGGTCTAACTCATACAGGCACAAAGAACTCCACAGGATGCATTAAGCATCTTTTTTTGTGCCTGTTTTAATAATTGAATTTTGTCATCATTCTTTTTTATTCCTTAAAAAGCCCTCAAATAGAGGGCTTTAATTTATTCATTAGAACTGTGGTTTTTTTGCTCTTGCTCATATTCAATAGCGGCTTGCTGTGCTTCTGCGGCTGCAGTGGCTTCTGGTGGAATAGATTCGGCTGCGATGGCTGCTGTACCAGTGAATCCGAATAAAGTTAGTAATAGAACTTGCGAATACTTTTTCATTTGAATTTCCTCTACGTTTCTAAGACTTAAATTCAGTGTAGAGGGGAAATTAGCCTAATGAGTATTAGCTATGTCTGAGTATGTAAAATGATGAAGCTTTTGGTTAGAGCCCTACAAGTTTATGTAAGCGCTATTATCTAGTGAATTTTTTGGTTAAATTTCTTTTAAATTGGTTAATTCTAATGTGTCCAAATAAGAATAAAGTATATAGAAACACAAAGACATTAAGAGACTTCCTTAGAGGCTAAAAAAATCATTTTTTTCTATGTTAAATTTATAAGTTCAAATCGCACAAATAAAAGAGTAGTGGTTATGGAACTAACCTTTTTAATAGTAATAATCATAGCAGTCACAGCTTTTGTTATGGTAGGTGCGCATACTAAGTTTAAATTGGGTGGAGAAATTAAAAAAGTTTCAAAAGATAAATTTAATCATAGAGTTATTGGTGAAAAAGAGCACCAAGAGCCATTGGTTGAAATAGTAGGTCCAAAGCTTGAAAATTCAGTAAGCAAGGTAGTTACTGCGCTTTTGGTTAAGGACTTCACTAATAGGGAATATATACATGCAGTTATGGTGCTTGTGAATGATATTCAAATAGGGTATTTAAGCGACGATGATGCGGTGAAATTTCTAAAATTATTAAAAAATGAAAACCTATCAGAGGATGCAGCAATAGAAGTCAAGGCACTAATATATGGTGATTGGGGAGATGAGAATGAAATTGGAAATTTCAAAGTCAGTCTTAATTTACCTAAAAATATCGAAGATTCTGTAATTAAATAATTTAGTTCGGATTGAAAAATAAAGCGCCGTAGGGGGCTTTTTTAATGCCTAAATTTATATTCGAGACCTCATCATGAATGATTTTTTCTTAGCAACAAACCGATCTATCACTGTGAATGACGTCGAAGTTCGTCAGATCCAAATGAAAGACTTTGATATTTGGGCTACGCATGCGGAAGCACTTAAGAACTTCATCAAAGATCAGAATCATTCAGATGAGATTTTGACAGAGTTATTTGCAGCTCATGGTGCACAGGTCATTTCAACCATTGCATGTGTCACTGATCTAGACAATAAATCACTGGTCGAACTTGCTGTTGATGAGCAGGGTTTTAAAGAATTGCTCAAAGCTGTGCTTCTGGTCAATCAGGCTTATTTTAAATATGAAAAGCCAAAGCGGTCTGCAAAACAGGCCACAGAATCCACCTGGTTCGATTCGTTTCAGTTCCTAATTAGTGCCGGTCATCATCCTGACAATATTATGAATATGACGTATGGAGCATTTGAGCAATATTTAAAGGCAGCTCAGAAAAACCAGAGAAGTCAATTACAGTATTTATCGAGTGTGATCCGTTCGGCTCATCATGCCAATGCCAAAGAGTTTAAAAAGTTTTTTGAGGAATTGAAGGAATAAGATGCAGGTGACTTTTACCAAATGATTAGATATTCTCTTTGAAAACGGGGATATAAAATCATGAAAAAAGTTATTTTAGCGATAATGTTGGCAGCATGCTCATCTGCATATGCAGTTAGTGTTGATTCAGTTCGGGGCAGCACAGGTTTTGTAGAGCGTGGTAATTCATACGGCAAAATGATTGATGTTTTGGGCAATCCTGAATCTTCATATAGCCATATTATTCATGATCAAAAAGGTTGGCCACATAAAGCAGTTACCTATAGTTATTCGCTCAACAATGCACGATATGAGATCACGTTAGTTGATGGTGCTATTTATAGTATTAATTGGGAGCGTTGAGGATGAGTACAGTTGAATGTATTACATGTGGGCATGTAGGATCAACAGCCACAAAAGGTAGTTTTTTCATAACCATTATTTTATTGTGCTTCGGTTTCTTTCCTGGTTTGATTTATGAAATTTGGCGGAGATCGGGTGGTAAGGTTTGTAGTGCTTGCGGTAGTAGCCATGTAAAACTTTACATACCTGTACAAAGAGTTGTGCAGCAACCAATTAATCATACTCCACAGGCTGAACCAACTAGAATTCACAATAAAACCAAATTGGTGGCAGAAGATGCTTACTCATACAATGCTGGGGTAAGGCTCAACCAAGAAGATCAAAGTAAAAATTCTGAATTCAAAGAATGCCCATTTTGCGCTGAACAAATAAAATTAGCTGCAATTAAGTGCAAGCACTGTGGCTCTATGGTGGAAGACACACCATAAAAGCTATCAAAATCAAATCGAAACCCGCTTCGGCGGGTTTTTTAATGCCTAAAATTTAGAGGTCAGCATGTCTGGAAAAAATTTAACATTCAAATTAGTGCTGGATGCTGACAATAAAGGTCTCGTTGCGGCAGCAAAACAATCAGAATCGACTGTCAAAGCAGTATTTGATGCTATTAAGTCTGAATCAGATAAGTTAAAACAGGCTACTGAATCAGTTTCTAAAGAAATTGGCAACATTGTTCCAAAAGGTACAAGTGAATTAGCAGACAAACTTACTCAGTCATTGAGTGCTGCTACTGGGATTATTAAAGATGCCGGTGACAATGCTAAATCTACAGCAGGTAACTTTACTGATTTCGGGAATAAGGCTGAAAAAGCCTTAAGTCAACTTAAAACTGATTTAACTCAGGCTAAGCAAAAACTTCAGGAATTTGCAGCAACAAATGCATCTCCTGCGGATATTGAAAAAGCTAAAGCGCAAGTTGATCAATTAGAAAAAGAAGTTCAACAAGCTGATCAGGCATTTAATAATTTTCATGCAGAAGTAGGTAAAGCCAATACAAAGTTAAATGAAACTGATAGTGCTGCACAAACAGCTCAAAAAGGGATTAATGGTGCAAAGTTTGCTGTAACGGCACTTGTTGGTGCAATGGGTGGTATTGGCATTGGTTTGGGCCTTCGTGAATTAGCAGAGGCCGCGGATTCCTATACCAACCTTTCGGTGCGAATCAACATTGCCACCCGTGAGGGCGGTGACTTTACCTCTGCCATGGCTGGAGTTCATCAGGTAGCATTGGCCACTAATTCCAGTTTAGATGCTACAGCCAGCTTATTTACCCGACTGAATACAGTCGGCAAAGAAATGGGGATGACGCAACAACAAGCGTTAGACCTAACTAAAACAGTGACGCAAGCGATTCAGATCGGTGGTGGTTCAGCTCAGGCGAGTGAAGCGGCTGTACAACAATTTATTCAAGCTATGCAGGGCGGTGTTCTTCGCGGTGAAGAATTCAACTCTATTATGGAGAATGGTTATGGTTTAGCTGAAGCCTTAGCTAAGGGTTTGGGGGTTACCACTGGCGAACTCCGTAAAATGGCTGAGAATGGCGAGCTCTCATCAGAGCGAGTTATCAAGGCTGTTCAAAGCCAAGCTGCTCAGATTCAGGAAACCTATAATCAGTTTCCAACCACTATTAGTAATGCACTACAAAAGATTTCTACGCAGTGGCAGATTCTGATTGGTGAAATGGATCAGGCCAATGGATCCAGTACAACAGTAGCAAATGCTTTATCAGTAATTGCAGATAACCTTGGTATCTTAAAAGTATTCTTTGATGATGTTGCTGCTGGGGTTGGCTGGTTCCAGGATAAGCTATCGGAAATTGATCCTTCTACGATTGAATCCATCCGAAGTACTTTATCGGCTGTATACGATACGATTAAAACAGTCATATCAAGTCTTGCAGGAATTGCTGAAACTGCATGGAGTGCTTTCTCATCTACTTTAGATGCTATTGCTCCTTTGTTTAATGCAATTTTGAATGGTAAAGAAGAAGTCAGTGGATTAACCACATTATTTAATGTTTTTAAAATTGCATTAGGTGTGGTTGCTGATGGAGCAACAGGGTTAAATATTGCCTTGAAGCTGCTTCTTTCAGGTATCCAGTTTATTTCAGGCGGTATTTATTCACTTAGTGCAGCAGTGCTTGATTTTCTGGGTTTTGATGACCTTGCAGCACAGGCTCAGCATGCTTCAGACGCCTTATTCAGACAGGCTGAAAAGAATGGTGCGGAAGCAAAAAGATTGGCGCTTGAAAGTAAATCAGCTACCCGTGAAGCTATTAAAGATATTACCCAAACAGAGATAGAGGCCAATCAGGAAAGGGTAACCAATGCCCAGCAAACCCTTGACCAGTTAAAAGCCCAGGAGGAAAAACACAAGGCTGACTATAAAGCCATAAGTGACGAGCGAGTTAAGGCAGAGCAACAACTTTTTGATGCGCGTAAATCTGGTAATCAAGCTGCAATTGATTTGGCAGTAAAAGGCCTTGCAGACTTAGATGCCAAGGAGAAGGCATACCAGGCAGAAAGTAAAAAGATTACCGATGAGAAAATTAAAGCCGCTCAAGACTGGGTAAATGCTCAGCTTGTCGCAGCGGATGGGACTCAAAAAGCAGCCGATGCAGCCACTCAAAAAACTATGCAGACGACCCTTGCAGCACAAGGGTTAAAGCTTGAATTTGATAGTGCTGGAAAGGCTATCGTAAAAGCCATGGATGATGGATCGGTTGGGGTAACTAATTTAAATAATAAATTGGTTGCTGGGCGCAAAGGTGCAGAAGCATTAGGCTTGGATTTAGACATTGCTCTCAATCGTGTATCAGAAGGGTTTACCGGGAAAAAGAAAAACCTTGATGATTTTGTTAATAGTCTTGAGCTTATGGGGGTTAAAGGCGAGCAAGCCGCAGATGTCACGTATCAAGCTTGGTTGAAGTTACTTGAAACTGCCAAAAGCCAAGCTGAAATCGACTTTGCAAAAGCCAAGTTAAAGGAGTTTGGTGATCAAGGTCAGGTGTCAACCAGTCAGGTTGAGCAAGGCCTAATTGCTATCAAGTTACAGGCTCAAAAACTTCCTGACGATATTGATCCTGTTACTGAAGCTTTTAAACGTCTCGGAATTGAAACTAAAGAAAATCTAAAGCTCGCAGCACAGCAGGCCTTAATGGACTACATCACTATTCGTGATAGTGGCAAAGCTACAGCTGAAGGTGTTCAAAAAGCCTATGAAAAAGCTGCTCAGTCTGCGGCTGCATCCGGTGATGCTGGAAGAATTGCAGCGGTAAATGCAATGAATGCTGGTCGTAATCTTGAAGTGCAGATTGATGAAACTGGCAAGGCCGTTGTCAAAACCATGGATGATTGGTCTAAATCCAATGACCGTGTACGTGATTCTGCGAGAGGGATCGGCGATGGTTATCGTCATGCAGGAAATATTGCGCGTGAAGAAGCCAAATCATCCACAGAGGCGTGGAGTGATGCTGTTGCAGCTGCTTCCAAACAGTTCGACGCTGAAATGAAACGGCAGAGCAAGTCTTTAAGTGAAGGCATTTATAACTATAACTCTTACAGTAAAGCTGATGTGTTATCGCAGCTGAAGAGTAAGGGGTATAGCGATAAAGAGGCCGAGAAACTGGCTGGCACTATTTGGTCGCAAGCACTGGCGGCAGATCGTGATGCTAAAGCAGAAGGGTTGGGTAAGGGTGGTAATCTGGCAATGAAAGCACTAATTAATCAAGAGTTTGATAATGCAGCTGCTAAAGGCTTAACCACTCAATGGGGCACTAACAAGATTAATGAATTGTTGCGCCAAATGAGTAGTAATAGCCTTGTTTCTACTGGTCCTTCATCTAAACCGGTTGACGTGAATAATCTTGCACCTAATGTGAACATACCAGTTCCAAGCACTGCTGATAGTTCACCATCCAAGATTGTGCAAAACAACATTTCAATTAATGGCAAAACAATCAGTATTCCGGTCGCTGAGGAAAATCAAGGTAATTTCAATGATTTCTTGAGCGAATTGGAAAGGCTTAAAAAAGGCACTTAACAATGCGATTAATACGTATAGCAACATCAGAAACCGTCCCACTTGAGGACGGTTTTTTATGGCCTGATGAATTTGAATGGAAACCGATTGAGCAGAAACAGGAACGTGCAATCGATGGCACCTTGATTATTCAAGAAGGCAAAAAGAAATCAGGCCGTCCTATTACTTTGCAACCTGCAGATCAAGAAATGGGATGGGTCGAATTAAAGCATCTAAAAACCCTTTATGAGTGGTCCTTACTGCAAGAGCAATTCAGGCTTGAATTTGAATGGTCACATGATCAGCGTCAATTTAATGTGATTTTTAACCATGAGGCAGGTGCCTTAGAGGCCAAGCCAGTGAAAAACATTCCCGCGGTTTCTGTGGATGATTATTACAACGTCACTATGCGATTTACGGAGCTAGACAATGCCAATTGAAACCAAAGACCTAGTGCTCTATGAATCAGAGCGCTTGACGGATAATGCTGATGGTGGCGGTAAATATAATGGCCAAGTCATTGTTGATGGGCAAAGCAATAACCTGTTCAATGATGTATCGGAACTGGATCGGACCATGGGTGATGTCTCCATGCGCAAGATATTCCCAGCAGTCACTACCAATGATACAGATTTACTGATGGGTGCTACGGTTTTTATCTCAGAAAACCCGAAAGACCCTAATGTATCAGCACTACTATTCAGTACAAAGTCTTGGACTGATGAGCGTCAGGCAGCAAAATCAAGGGTTGAAAGCTATCTTGCAAAAGGTGCTCAAATCGCAGGTACACCACTGGATACTCACTATCAAGGAATGAAGCAGTTGCAAGTAGCAATGTTTTCACAAGAAGTAGAGTCATCAGCTGGAACCACAATTGTACTAATTAGTGATGAAGGGAAAAGCACAACTTATGAGCAGTTCGTGCGAATTACAAGTGCGGAAACTCGCACCGCAATCATGGTGATTGATGGAAAAGATATCGAATTCAAGATTGCCACCTATACGATTAACGATCCACTGGAGCGTGATTTTGTAGGGGTGACAGCTCGTCAGTGGTACAGCGGAACAGTATCAAAAACAATTATTCGTGAATCGATTGTTGCGGATACAGGGGAATACTGTGCATCAACCGGATTAACTGAAGACGCACAGGTAGGTGAATACACAGTAAAAGCGGAAAGTATTTTTACCCAGCTGATCCCGTCTGCTCAAACTGAGTCGCCGATTGTTAATGTCAATGCAGCGGGTGAAAGTGCAATTCTTGTGTCTGGGAGCAATGGGTCCATTACTGCTAATTTCCCAACTAATGTAGGGGTGAACCAGAATTTGTATATTGGCTCATCTGTGATGCCTTCGAGTGTATTGTTTAACCTATTTGGTCAGCAAATTACAGATCAAGGTGGCTTACTTAAAAACAGTCAAGGCACCCAAGTTGGCACGATTGATTATCAGCGCGGCCTTATCCAATGGACTGCCGCTGCAACAGCTGGCGCAACAACTCTGATTATTACATTTAAACCGGCAGCTACACCGAATCAGTATTTCCAGTCCGAAGTGCGGCCAGTGACTCAGAATAATCAAAGCTCAAACTGGACTGGGGTGTTGGTTCCAATCCCAGCACCAGGTAGTCTCTCAATCTCGTATATGTCGCAGGGTAAGTTTTATGAGTTGAAAGATGATGGTTCAGGGCAATTAAAAGGTGCTAGTACCTCATTCGGTTCAGGCCGTATTGATTATGAAACCGGATCATGGCTACTCACCACCGGTGCTTTACCGGATGTAGATACACCGATCTTGCTGCAATGGGGAACACCAATCGTCACTTTTGTACGTTCAAATCTAAGTGTAAATAAGGCCGCATTTGCCTTTGATTTGGGACAGACCGGTATTGCACCAGGTGTGACGATTAACTGGATGCTTGAAGGTGAATCAAAAACAGCAGTGAGTAATGCTCAGGGTAAATTTACCGGGGATGCAACCGGTGAAATCAACTATGCAACAGGGCTTGGAAAGATTATTCCAAATAAGTTGCCGCAGAAAAACACCCAGTTCACTGTAATTTATAACTTCGGTGAACAGCTCACTCAAACCAAGTCAGCAATCGCGCCTGACTCAAATCAAAAACTAAGTTTCACCATTGGTACTGGTGCAGCCATCCAGCCAAACAGTGTTGAGTTAAGCATCCCAGTGTCTGATCAACTCGGCCAGAATACGGGTACCGCCAAGGTAACTGATGTACCAATCAATAGCACCATGGGCAATCTGGTCACAGATGCTGGCGAAATTCAGGGCACGATTAATTACAACACGGGTGCTGTTGAAATAACTCCGATTTTAAAAACTAAACAATTTAAGCCTGTTTACACATCAATAGCGGTGTATGCAGCAGCTTAAGTGAGGTTGTATGTCATTTTATTTACCGCAAACTTCTAAAATTGAAGGCAGTGAAGTTACCCTAAAAGCCTATCAGGCAGCAGATATTTCAGTGAAATATCGTGACACCTCTGGATTAAATTCAAGCTCTAAAATCGTAACCGGGGACAAACTGCGCTTAGACTTATCTTCTGGTTTTGATGAGCAGATTTTGACAGGCTCAGCGCGTTTTAAAGTTGGCGCTGATACTTTCTTAGATCGTACCGGTACACTTTATCGCAATGTAGTTCCATCAAATAACAGCGGGATTGCATCGGGCGTGATTCAATATGGTACCGGAAAGGTTGAGATTGATTCATGGACTCCAAATGCAGATAACAGTATTACTTTGGAGTCACTTACAACGACCACTGACTTGCCGCCACTCAACCGGATCAGTTTCAGAACACCGATTATTCCGATTCGACCGCAGTCTTTAACTGTGGTTGTGGCCTCATTGGAATATGGTCAACTTACACTCACTACCGATGAGAATGGCATTATTGAAACCAGCCGGGCACATGGCTCTATCAATCATGATACCGGCTTTGTGAATATTTATTTTTATACCAAGACAGAAATCACTCCAGCCAACCGTGCCGAGATTGAAGCCAATGACTGGTATGACCCGCTACTTGAGTACGGTGAAGCAGGAAAAACCTATATCAATTTACCAGTATGGATTGATTCATCATCAGTGCGCTATAACGCAATTGCCTATACTTATATTCCGCTGGATTCTGAGATTCTTGGATTGTCAGCAACACGCTTGCCGCTTGATGGTCGCGTGCCGATTTTCCGTGTCGGTGATATTGGGATTATCAGCGCAACCAAGTCCTATGAGCTACCCGGCCATATTGCCGGGCAAACCTATTCACTGGCAGATCAGCGTATTTCGTATCTTGAACTTGAGGATAACGAAGGCACCAAAGTTCCATATGATATGTATGTAGTGGACTATGACTACGGAAAATTCACACTCAATGGAGATTTTGCCTTAGGTGCACTGGTTGCGCCACTCAAAGCAAAATACCGTTATCAGGATATGGGCCTGATTCGCGATGTACAGATCAATGGCCAGATCACCTTTACCAAACCGGTAACCCATAATTATTCTGTAGAGAATTCAATTGTTGGGTCTGCGCTGGTCATTGGTGACATGCAGTCTCGCTACACACGCAAGTTTGTACAACAAACATGGAATAGTGTTTGGAGTGATGAAGCAACGGGATCTGCAATTTCAGCGAATTACAATGACTCGCTTTATCCGATTGAGGTCACTAATAAAGGTTCAATTCAGGAACGCTGGGCGATTGTATTCACTGATACACAATCCTTCCGTTGTATAGGTGAATATTCAGGTCAAATTGGTACCGGCACAGTAAATAGTGATTTCTCTGTAATTAATCCAGTAACTGGCGTGCCATATTTCGTGATTAAAAAAGAAGGCTGGGGTGCAGGATGGGCGAGTGGAAACACTCTACGCTTTAACACGATTGCAGCAACCTATCCTGTTTGGGTGATCCGAACAGTGAAGCAATCCGAACCCACGGTACTATCAGACCAGTTTCAGATCATGCTGCGTGGCGACATTGACCGCATTGCTTAAAAATTTAAATCAAATATGACTGCTATAAGCGGTCTTTTTTATGAGTATTCGATAATGGCGACAGATGTAGATGTTCAGTTTTTTAGCCATCTAAATGGTTTAACGCTAGGTAATAACTGGGGTGATTTGATTCGCTTGCTAGATAAAGCATTGGTCACCGGTATTGATTTAACACAAATTACAAGTGCTTCAATTGATGCTCAAGGTGATGTCATTATTAATTTGTATGCAGCACATAATTGCATGCTGTTCCAAGTGGTTGAGTTATCAGGTTTTACTCCAACTTCTCTTAATCAAAAATACCGTATTAAAGGTGTTCCGAACTCTACACAGCTGATTTTAAAACCGAAAGTTGCGATTGGTGAATCCACAATCAGTATTACGGGAATGGCTAAGCTTGCGCCGCTTGGTTATGAGATTATTTTCCGTGATACAAACGACGTAAAACGTGTTTATCGTGCAAAAAATCCTCGTGCTGAACATCCGTATATTCGGGTGGATGAAACAATTTCAGATGGTACTAATTCTTATAACTCAACATATGCAAAATCAGCAATGGTGGGACTTATCGAGAATATGACCCATATCGATGATTATGCAGATCCAACGAAGTTGCAACTACCTCTAAATACAAGCAATTTTGCCCTTAATTTTGATATTACTGGTAGTGGCTCAGGGGTAACACGTGGATGGTCTAAATGGTACTGGGCTAGAGCTGCGTCAGTTAATAACTCGGCCTCAGAAGCCACATCACCCACGAATGCAAATAGGGCGTTTACGCTTATTGGAGATCAAGATGCATTTTATTTTTTAAGGCCAACAGACACATCAACAACTTTAAAAATGCTTTCAGGTTGTGGCTTGTTTGATGCTGTGCATAAAAACAATGTCGTTCCAAACTGGTTTCTAATGACTACATTGTATAGAACAGCTGCAAGTACGAATGTGAGTTTAAACTCAACTATAAATAATGGCGGTTTGCCATTTGCAATTTCTGATACTTCAAATAGATGTTTTCTACCACAGTTTAATGAAGTGACCCGATTGTTGGGGCATGTATACGCGACCCATATAATTCCAGACCTTCGTAGTGGTAGTAGTAATTTATACTCATCTAATAATATAGCTGCACTACAAGTGCCACTAGTGGATCAACAAAGTTATTTGCGCGGCACGCTAAAACATGTTCACTATAATGGCAAGAGTTACGGCTCACTTGCACAGACAACTCCAATCTTATCTGATGATTCCATGTATGCAACCGATGGTATGTATATCAATGATTCAGGAACTATTGGGAGTCTTGTGTTTTATCTTGGAGAGTTAAATTGAAACCTTGTTCTCGAAAGCCAAAACCATCACCCAATTTGCTGCAAAGCATTAGTGTTGGCCCTGTTGTTGCTAAAATTCAAGGGACTGTTAAAAAACTTGGTCAGCAATATAAAGATGCCACCTTGGTGCTCTACAATAAATCCAATTTACAACCGATTGCTGTGAGTAGGCCTGACCAAAATGGCAACTATAAGTTTTTAGGGTTAAATACGGATTTAAAAACATTCATCGTAGCTTTTGATCAAAAGCAGAAATTTAATGCGGTTATTCAAGATAATGTGGTGCCGAAATGAGTAAATCTTCCAATAAGGCTAAGCTAGCCATGGCGCAAAGCTTTGCAAATTATATGGATGACGGTAGCCAAAGTGCTACCGTTATTTTTTATGAAGGTACGCAGCCTGCCAGTCCTGAAGTTGCGGCCGATTCCAATAATGCTTTGGTAACACTGACTTTTCCCGAGCCATGCATTAAAGATGTCACAGCCACTTATATCGAACTCCACCCAACCGACATAGCAACTGTAATCAAAGCCGGTACTACAACCTGGGCACGTATTTTTAACGGAGCCGCTGAAGTGGTTGCTGATCTTGCTGTGGGTACGGATATTACGCTTGCCAATACTAGTCTTGCACTTGGTGGGTCCTTTCAAATCAACTCTTTTAAAATCAGACCATAGGTGATATATGGCGGGTATTCGTTTGGAGTTTGCACAGTTCGGGCATTTTGATTCATTTGACATTATCCGCTCTGTAAACAGTATGGCTGGTGTTGCTGATGTTGATTTGCCGACACCTATCGTTACTGGATTAAAGATGATGTATTACGTGGATTCTAACGTGGTAAAAGGTGCTATTTATTACTACAAAGTTCGTGTGTGGCGTGGTACTACAAGTTTTGTAAGCGATGAAATCGATACGTATGCGATTGACGGCTTTGCTGCACAAGCTAAATTCATCTCTGATCTGACTGATGTTGCAGGAAATTTGTGGGTAAGTGTAAACACAAATTTTTCAAACGGGCATTTAAATTTCACAGGTACGAACAGTTATGTTCATACATCAATCAACAACCTTTTGAGGTTAGTTGGTGTAGACTTCACGGTTAGATTTATTGCTTCAAGTACGTTGAGTAGAGGTCAGTTTGTATTTACTTGCACAACCATGGGTAACGGGTGGCAAATTATTTTTGATGCTAGTGGTAATTTAGTATTTACTGCGTATAAATCAACCTGGACTAAAGCTGTTGAATTGACAGTCGCTGTTAATAGGGGTGTAGAAGCTGAGTACAGCTTTGAAAGAAAAGGTTCAACATTATATTTCTACATAAATGGAGTTCTTAATACTTCATGGACAATTGCATCGGAATGGGGTTTTAGTATCGACACTAAATTCTATGTCGGTGGTGATCCAAATTATCCAAATTTGTCACTAAATGGAACATTGAAAAAGTTCCAAATCATCAATGGTGCCGCAGTAGGTGACGGTCAGGCGACCACACACAGGATTTAACATGTCTGATAGTTACGAACACGATAAGCCTTATTCGCTCAGAGCAACATATCAAAAAAACCCTACACCGTCAGGTTTAAGTGTTTCGTATAATTTGCATGCAACCTATGACCCTGATTACGTAGCAAATACGATAGATTTTAAAATAGATGCTAATTTTCAGTTTGAAGTGCTTGCAACATTTACTGAAAGCTCAACTATTTTTGCAGCAATTGATACAAAACTAGATTCAGGGTTGCTGTTTGAACTAGAGGCTACTTTTTCATCTAATCTATGCACTATTGATACTGTCTTAGACATTGGGTTCTCATTTGAAGTTGAAGCGATATTTAACATCAATCATCTGGTTGGGGTGTCTAGTGAGCTGTGTCTGCAACACAGGAAAGCTATTTCAGCTTTAAGTGTCACAGAAATACCATGGGCTAAACCAGTATTAAGAGTCTCAAATGAGGCTCTTTTTTATGAGCAGGGTTTAGTAATTTCCAATCAGGTAGATTTTTGGCATGAGCAAGCAGGGTCATTAACCCGGGCGATTAGATCTATTCATGAGCAAGCCACCGGTTTAAGTTCTGATGCATACATGCATTGGGAAGAAGCCGATAAACGCTTTATTCATCAGCGCTACCTGCATGAAGAAACAATCAAGCTGCGCCATAACCGTGAAACCATCTGGCAGGAAATGATTCGACGTCGCAAGACTTTTACCTATTCACATGAAGTGGCGCATGTTTTCGAGAAACACTTCAGCTTTGATTGGGATAAAGGCCTTGAACTCGTCACAACCAGTAATATTGCTTGGGATAAAGCTAAGGCAATTCATTACAGAAAACATCCAGTATTGCCATGGCCAAAGCCTGAACCGCCTGAATATATAGGTTCAACTGATCTCGATTTTTTTTGTCTTTGTCATGACGTAGATTCACATAACGTCATTTTAAATTTTGGTGCGGATGACTGCATTCCAGCACTACCAAACCGAAACTGGTGGTATATCTTGAATAGTTTATCTGTGACTCGTCTGGACAATGGCGAGAAAATTAATGTGCTGGATGGTAATTACAGCACTGACCGAAGCCGCTGGTGCTGGTCATACAGCTTAACGGTACCGGCCAGCGAAATCGGTAAGCTTGAACCAATTGCCGGACAGCCAGTGATACTTAAAATCATGGTAAATGGCAATGAGCATCACATGTTGCTTGAGAGCCGCAACCGATCTCGTCGCTTTGCTGAGGAGACTTATACTCTAACTGGTCGAAGTCAATCAGCTTTACTTGATGCGCCCACCTCACCGACACGATCCTTTCTTCAGGAAAACGAGCGTACAGCAAGGCAACTTTGCCAGGCTGAACTTGATCGTGTAAATAGTTCGATTCAATTGAATTGGGAATTGATTGATGAGTTGAGCTGGATTTTACCGGCTGGAAGTTTGAGCTATACAAATTTAACTCCGATTGCTGCTATCAAACTTATTGCTGAATCAGCAGGAGGCTTTGTTTATAGTGAGAAAAGCGGTAATGTCATTACAGTCAAACCCAAGTATAAAAAGACTTTCTGGGACCCGATTGCCATTGATGAATATGATCGCTTGATACCAATAAGTATAAGTAAAGATCAGTCCACTGATTATGAACTTTACCCGGACTATAATGGCATCACACTCAGTAATGATCAAACCGGCTTAACAGGTCAAGTAAAGCGAACTGGTACCAGTGCTGATACTCTGCTTGAAACGGTCAATAATCCATTATTTACAGTGGAAAGCATGGGTGCATATGGTAAGGCTCAATTAGCCAAAGCTGGCATGGTTGAAACCCATAGCTTGGTCATGCCGATTATTGAAGAAGTTGGTGAATGTGCGCCAGGTGAATTAACGGCCTTTAATGCTGAATGGTGGGGAATTATTGATAGTGTGAGTGTGTCATTTACTCATGCGGTAGTGAACCAGACCATTAAGGTTGAACGGGTGAATCGAGATGAGTAATGCATTACAACGTCTAATCGATCTACTGCCTAAAGCACCGGAATTCATCGGGACTATTACCAGTGAAGACCATCCTCAGTATAGGGTTTTAGTGGTGGATGGTACCGGCTTGGTCATGTGTACCAGTAGCACTAAATATCCAGTCGGCACCCGGGTATTTGTATCGAATCAGGAAATTAAGCGAATAGCACCTACAGGTGCTGTTGTGCAAATAGAAGTTTAAGTAAAAACAAACCAATAGCACCCCAACCGGGTGCTTTTTTATTGCCAAAAATTAGGGGGCGGCATGCCGGATAGTGAAACATATGGAATGAGGCTGGAGAAAAAGCTTGATCAGCTTCGACAAGAAATGAGTGAAATGAATAACAATGTTATTCGTCTTTCAGAGCGCAATGAATATTACCAGTCTCAAGCAGTAGCCAACCGGCGCGATATTGATTTACTTCAAGCCGATATGAACCAGGCAAAAGGTGGTCTTACTTTTGCGAAAGCACTTGGGGGGTCTGCAATTGGATTGTTTATTGCGTTTGGTTCATGGGTATTTCAAAGCAATACAGTACTTGGTAAAGAGAACGCTGGAATAAATCAAAAACTAGCAATCATCGAATCAAAACAGATTCGAATGGATACAGACCTTGCTGCATTAAGAAACCAAATCGACCAACAGAAAAAATAAACTATGCGAGAGATACAATGAAGCTAATTGATAACTGGAAAGACAGCTATAAGCTGCTAACTGTAAAACTAGGCGCTATTTTAAGCGCTTTTTTTACGCTTCTCATTTTATTTTCTGAGCAACTTGTCTACCTGTGGGAGCTTATTCCACAGCAACTTAAAGACATGATTCCGGATCATGCTGCAGCATGGGTAGGGGGTATTGTGGCTATTGCCATGACATTGGCTCGATTAAAAAAACAACCTGAGCTGCACGAAGTAAATCAATTTGTCACAGTCACAGCAGGGCATTCCAATAAAGATCCTGGTGCAGTGAGTGGCAAGTTTAAAGAGGCTGATCTTGCTGCAAAATTCCGGAACGCAGTAGCTTTTTATTTACGTGAAGCAGGTATTCAATATAAAACGGATGGAGTAGGCGCACTTAATCAAGATTTAAATGCCGCAATTAAGCTCATTAAAGGCTCATCTGTAGCAGTTGAATTTCATATGAATGCTGCTTCAAATAAATCTGCACACGGTGTCGAAACTATCGCATTGCCAAAAGATAAGAAACTGGCACAGGACTTATCGAAAGCCGTAGCCGATGCACTAGGCAGTAGGTTACGTGGTGACAATGGCTGGATTGATCAAAGTCAATCTGCACGAGGGAAGCTCGGATTTGTCAGTAATGGTGGCTTAATTGTAGAGCTTGGCTTTATTTCAAATGAAGATGAATTGGCGCAATTTAATGCCCGGTATTGGTCAGCCGCAAAAGCTGTGGCGATGGTTTTGATTAAGCATGAAAAAGCCCTCTAAGTGAGGGCTTATCAAACTAAACTTCCATGACAATAATTTTTTCTTTTTCTGAGTTAATCCACTCGCTAATAATGATTGAATACCACTCCATAATCCGCTTTCTTTCATTGTTGTGTTTTGCGAAATTGTAAAATTTCTTAGATGAATAAAAATGTCGCGAAGATGGCGTAGTGTGAGCTATACATAATTCAATCGCATCATCATTCCATAAGTTTGACTCATAACACGTCGTTGCAAATATGTGTCTAAATCCGTGCATTGTCTGCTTTTTGCCAAACTTTGACGCTAAGATAGCTTTTCTAATAACTGTTCCAGAAACGGGGCGATCTTTATTTTTTACTGAAGGGAATGCAAACTCGGTAGAACCGCATTCTTTTTTCCAGTGCTGAAGCAAATCAATCAGCTCATCTGAAAGAAAGAATGTATGTTGAATCTTGGTCTTCATTCTTGATGCAGGGATTTTCCATTCTTTTGCAACAAAATCCACTTCTTGCCACTTCATGCCCAGTGCTTCACTCGATCTACACGCTGTATAAGCAATTAACTGCAAAGCGACATAGTGCTTCTTATCAAGACTGGTTTTCATTAATTGAAAAAATTCAGGTAGGTAAATTGTATTTACAAAATGATGATGGGTGAATCTATGTTTTTTTGATGCCTTGTTAACGATATACATTGGGTTGTTTGTACATAAATCATTGTAAAGACTGTAATCAAAAACACGGTTTATTAATAATCTCGCCACTGTTGATGTTCGTGTCTTTCCTGAATTTTCTAGTATTCGAATCGGAATCAAGATTTGATGATGCGTCAACTCATGTAGTAGAAAATGGCCGATATGATGCTTGATGTGCTTGTGATAGAGTCGAAATAAATCTCTTTGTCTACCATGAGACACGGATGATGAGAATGTTTTAAAAAAGTCATCAAAAGCTTGATTGAAAGTGGTCATAAGAAAAATCTAAGTAATGTTTAACGGAGTGTGGGTCTCTGCACATCGCCACCTTTAAACATTATTTCATGTGCATTAGATTATCAATCATTAATTCCGTAGTGCTTTTTCAGCGCTTCCAAAATGACCTGCTTTTTGTTTTTTTCGGTGAGCAATCGCTCAAGTATCTCTTTTTCAAGATCATCATCTTGATATAAATTCAGAGGAATGCGAGTCGCTTTGCGCTTTTCATCATACTTTTTTGAGTATTCACTATCCTTTTTGCGTTTAGTTTCAGTTTGCATGACGATCTCCGATGTCTTAAAATGCGGATACTTAGAAAATCTTTCTAGGTAATGTTTAACTGCCGTAAAGGCAGCTTAGAAGCCCTTTGACTGCACATCAAAGGGCTTTGCTTTATCCAAAACCCCACTCTAGCCAGTGGGGTTTTGCTTTATTAGTGTTTATGGAATGTCATAACTTCGCCATTTTCTTCTAAGTAGAATTGATTGTTTTCCAGACCATTATCTTCTTCTAAGCATTTAAGAAATTCAGCAGCAGTAAATTCAGATTCAACATAAATTTGGAATGCTTGATCTTCTTCTGTCCAAAGTGTATCTCCAGGCCATTCTGCACGAGTTCCATTTTCGTCACTTGACAAACAAAGAAGAACAACACCAGAATCCCCACATTTAACTCCCACGTTTGCAAAATAACCATCTTTAGTTTTGAAAAAGTGGATTGCCTCTATTTCAGTAGTAAAGCCATCTTCCGCATTGATGTTTAAAGTTTTCATAATCGTATCTCACTAAGTAATGTTTAAGTTATCAAGTTTCCATCTGCACATTTCGTCTTGATATGAACATAATATCTAATGCACATTAGATTTGCAAGCATTATTTATGATTATTTTTTAAACTGTCGACGAACGGTTAACTCCTCACCCCACTCAAAACAACATAATTACTCTTCAGATTTAAAGCCCAGCCGGGTTCCTTCCTAAAAATCTCCCCATTCTTAATCGTGTGCTCTATATAAAAGTAGGTCCATGTTTTCATATCCATCTCTTGTAGTTATTTTTCCATCCAAATTATACCTATAGATAGTCATGAAAAAAATGTAGACTGATTTGTAGACTGTTGAATTGTATTTGTAGACTGCTCATGGTTGTTAGTGCGAAGTGTTGCATATATACAATATATTTAAAAACAATGATCTACCGTTATTTACAGCCAATTAGATTAAACGCAAAACAATGTTCTCAGAACTGGCGCTTCTAGCAAGCTGAAAATATAAATATTTCAATTATTTGCTAGATTTAAATTTTATCAGAATTAGCCTGCATCGTTTATAGCGGTGTAGGCTATACCTACAATGTTCAGCCAATCAGAACTAGAAGGTAAAGGTTAATTTTGCACCAAATTATTGAAATAAAACTCAGCAGTGCTATCAGGTGTTTCCCCTAAGATAAGAGAAATATGAAACTCAAGCCTTGTTTACAGTTAATTTCCATGTACAGGAAAGCTGTATTCCTCAGCATCAGTTACACAAATAGTCATGCTTCACCATTGAATGACACTGTCAAATGTTTGAGCATGATATTTTATTGGTTAAAGAAGTGATGGATCGCCATGATAGATGAAGAAAAACCTTTAGATTTTGAAGATGATGATGAACCTCGGGATTTCGAAGATGAAGAATTTATCAACGATAAGAAAGAGGATGAGATGTACAATCCTATTACCAAGGATGGTTCAAGTGTTGATCCTGCAGATGATGGAACACGTCATATTCGACCTGAAGACGGGGATCCGATAGAAGTCGAAGAGTAAAGAACAGCCCAATTGATGATTGGGCTTTTTATTGCCTGTGATTCCTACATACACCTAATAACCTTTTTAATCCACGTTCATGCTGAGTGATCTGATCAAGGTCATTATTTCCATGCAAAATTGTATTTTCTGGCTTAATTTTTTATTTTCATGGTGTGTTCAGAAGTCATTAGATAACTCAAGCGCAGTCATGAGTTACTTGATGAATTAAAGGTCATTGAGATGGGTATTCTTTTGTCAGCATTTTCTGCAATAGTTTTGCAGTTTGATGTATTGCTGGATGTAAAGAAACAAAAAAATAGCGGGCATGTGAATCCGCTCGAAGGAATAATTGCGAATGAAGGGGGTATTAAATCAATGTTGCAGCTTAAAAAAACCAAAAATGGATAAACTGATCATTGAATGATGCCATAAAACGCTGTGATTTAACGCATTATTATTTTATCAGGCTCAAAAAAAAGCGAGAGTTTAACTCCCGCTTTTCTTAAATCATGCTTACAGTCGGTAAGCGTGATTTTAAAATTATAGTGCTACGATGTTTACAGCATTCGGGCCTTTTTGACCTTGAGCGATGCTGAATTCAACTTGTTGGCCTTCAGCCAAAGTTTTGAAGCCATTACCAGTGATTTCGCTGAAGTGAGCGAAAACGTCAGGACCGTTTTCTTGTTGAATAAAACCGAAACCTTTAGTTTCGTTAAACCACTTAACAGTACCTTTTACAGTATTAGACATAATACAATCCTACAAAAATATTTTTAGCTTATTGAAAAGCGTGATGATTTAACTTGAAAATAAGAATGGAACTTTAAATCTGAAAAAACGAAGGATTATGACTAAAACTGCGAAATACAAAAAGATTTACCAGAACAAAACTATTTTTCTAGTTGGCCTTAAGCATACAGCTATGTTTGACTTTATGCAACCAATTATCGGACTGTTACTGCCATTTAATGCATATATTTGTAATTAAAAAAATATATGAAGTTAAAACAATAGCATATGGTCTTTGTGCAAGGGTAGAAGGATACAAAAGACACTGCTCAGGCTTCATTTTTTATTTTTTAATATAACAATTTGTTCATTAGGGTGTGTTGACACTTTTAGCTTAAAAAAATAGCGAAGTAGTAAAATCAAATCGCCAAACCCAATTTTACTATT